TTGCCTTGAGTCGCACCTCCTCCTCCACTTGCCTGCCACGTACAAGGAGCCGGACCATTACAAACTCTTTGAGCATTACTCGTTACATTATAATAAATAGAGCCTACAACTGCTCCGACAATCTCCGAGTCAGCATATGCCTGCGCTGAAGGTCCAGGATTCACAGTTAGCGCTGGCGGCGTTAAAGTAACTGTAGTTGTAGAGGTTATTGTAACAAACTGAGTAAAACAGTTGTTTGTCGCCGTTGTTTGACCACAAACTGTAAAATTCCATCTACTATTTGAGGGAGATATAAAGCCGTTTTGCGATAGCGTCATCGTGGCTGAGCCAGTTCCATTCAATGCTCCACTCTGGCTCTGGTTAGGTACAGGAGTTGAGGTGCCAAGCTGAAAGAAAGGCGGTCCAGCAGGTACAGCTCCAGGAGGACTTGCAAGTATAGTCGACCAAGTACCGTTGTTCCACGACTGACCTCCAGCATCAGTTACTTGAAGAGTAACAGAAGTGGTCTGAGCTTGTGCTAGACAAGGCAGCAAGCAAAGAGTCAAAAAAATGAGTCTAAATGATAAACAACGTAATCGCTGCATGAGCTGCACTACTCCTTAGCGTTATTGTCGTCTTCGTAGCTGAAACCGAGCCTGTGTAAATATCGGTCGCAATCGAAGCTATCATTGTAAGATAGCCTACCGGGATTCTCCCAAGATTATGGGTAACAGTAAAGTCTGTATTGGCTAATCCGGTGTCGGGAACCGACGCCCAATTCCCTGAGATATTGTCAGACGACGTGCCATTTCCAAACGAGATCTGTCCGTTTACGACGATGGACATTAGCTGCCATGCTTTCAGCACCGCTTGAGCAAAACGTGCCAACATCGACGGACCTATTTTCTTTCCTCCAGGCTCGATAGGGTCTTGAGGTAAGTAGGCAAAGTTGGTCGGAATTAAAGGCATCGTTAGTTATTATCCGCTGAACCACCACGCTGTTCGCCGGCTGTGTCGTAGATAAGAGCAAACTCGACAAAAGAAGCCGCTGCAAATGGTCCACCAGCAATAGTCCACTGAAGTCTCAAACCAGTGATATTAAACTCTACAACGACGGAAAGATCGTCTCCACTATTGTTTCCTATAGTAACAACTTGANATTGCGAGATGTTTAACTCATTTGTTACTATTATTGTATATGAAACTGGTGTCGATGAGCCATTAGTAACTAAACGAAACTTCTTCAAAGTATGTCGATGCCTTCTATCTCCGAATGTATGCTTACCAGAGATAATACGCCAAGCAGTCTCGCTGAAAGTAGTAAAGTCAGTAAATCCCACAGTACCACTTGCAAATCCTATCCCAAGTCCGTCGAAAGGATCAGTCGCAACCAAAGTAGCTGGCGACCAGTTTTGCTGAGCAATCGAGCCTACTAGGTCGATAATGCGAGGTACTCCAGCTTTGAAGAAATCTCCGAGTACGTTGATTTTTTGGTCGTAGACAAAAACAGTCCAATTCCCCTCGTCAAAGTTATAAACCCAAACTGAGATATTAGGAACGACAAGCCAATAGGCTTTGAATATATTACCAGCTATTGAATAAGTAACGAAACTATAAACATTTTGAACTCCACCACTTCGTACATCAGCCATGATTCGAGAACGAGCACCAAGTCGTTTTCGTCCATCTATAGGAGAGTCACCTATTGGTACAATAGAGGTACCGTTAAAAAGATAGACGTTGTCATAACCGAGATAAACTGCACATTCTTGCCCGTCAAGGTCAACGTGATCTAGACTATAAGGGGCAATACTTCCCATTGCGGCGTTTATGATAGGATAGAAAGCAAAGGGAAACAAACCATTACCAGTAGGAACAATCTCAACGATTCCATTTTGATGTAGACCGAAGCCATATAAACCCAGCTTCACGATCCCAGTAATAGGACCAAGATTATTAAGCTCGTCATTAAGACCAGAGTTAATCGAGGTCCAGTCTGTCGTGTCACCATTACCTGACCAATGATAACGGCTTGGAAACGTCATCCCACCTTCGGTTGTATATCCAGCCATTAGATGCAGATTTATCTCAGCTAAGTAACGAGCCGCCGGAGCGCTTCCTGAGCTAAGAGCGTAACTACCTGCAATGCCGTCCCAGACAAGAATTGGATTAACTCCCTGCGAGAAGGCGAGTTTATACCCAACAACGTCCCAACTAAAGAGCTGAGACGCTGTGCCTGTCAAAGCCGGACCTCCAGTTATCTGAGTCCAAGTCGAAGATGCACCATTCCATTTGAATAGTTTTGTTGGAGTCCAAACAACCTGTTGATGTGAACCGTCAGAGGCAAAGAAATCGGCTATTCCATTTATAGACTCAGTCGGCGGGAACGTAGGTAAAGCTGGTAAAGCTGAATAGCCTGGACGAATCGATGCAACACCCTTTCGGAATATGATGTTCGTTGTGTCGTAGAAGCCGTAAGGCTCTATTCCAGTTAGAGGAAGCTCCGACTGAACTCCACCGAAAGGTCCAGTAATAGCAAGCTCAGGAAGCTCCTCGGAGCGAAGCTGTGATCTGTCGGGTGATGCCGGCATTTTAAGGTCCTAGAAACTCAAGTTTCGCACGTAGAGCATACTGCATTGTAGTAGCTCCACTACTTGCATATCCTGCTACCTGATACTGAAAATTAGTTCCACCAAGCACATACATAATCGTATTTCCATCAAAACCTACTTGAGGAGAATGATCACCTAAAAGATTGTTCGAGCGTGTAGCAAGAAAATTCGAGCTTGAAACTACTGAGGTATCAAAGTCCGTCCAAATAGCGATAAAATCTGGAAGTGTTGAACTAGCTGTTGCAGGACGTGTTAGCACAATATAAGCAGAAATTCTATAAAAACCAGGACTTCCTACAGGAACAGCATAGAGAGTCGTAGGAGCTATATTAGCTCCTTGAGCAGTCAAAGAAAGTGTTGCTACTATCTGAGGAGTATTAGAGGGGGGAACAATAAAATTTGACGTAACATCAACCCAAGCCGGTCCAGCTCCGCTCCACTGCCATATTTTACCTGTGTCGGTGGCAAAGAAAAGAATCCCAAATCCAACCCCTCCCCATGTAGCATTCAAAGTTTCAGGAGTAGGACGATTCGCTGTCGTTCCGCTGAGCAGAGAAAACCTCTGCATAATATCGTCCTTGAAATTACGAATATCCTGTCCGAGCAGGTTTGCCTGCTGGGTGTCGGGGGGCTGAGTAATATCCCAGACGTGGTCAAATGAGGGAGGAAATGGCATTCAGTTTATCCTAAATAAAGACTCCTGTGTTTGCTTCGACGCGTTGAACACGATCATCGTAGAGTTTCTTCATTAGAGGGTCTTTTTTATGCGTGACCTCGAGTGGTGTCCCGATATACTTCTTCACCCAGTCATAGACCTTTACTAACTGCTCATAACGACCAGGCTCTTGAGAGCCTCGAGCTGTCAAGATTCGCACTTCGTGACCTGTCTCAATCCACTCTTTAACTCGACGGACCATTTTAGGGATAGGTTCTCCAATTTCTTCATCCCACGTCGAGTACTTTGCAAGAGTGCCATCCAAATCCACTCCAAGCCAAGAAGCGTCGTAGTCTCGCTCGTCGCTGAAAAGAAGAGCCTCAAGCTCTCGGTAGTCCTTAAGACACGACTCAGCTAAATCACTACGATACTGAACGTCGCGTATCTGAGCCTTACTGCAAAGCAGGTAAGCCCGAGCAAAAGCTTCGCCTATCGTGTCGCCGTGTCCAGTCACAACACCCAAAAGGTTGCAGTCTTTGACAGATTCGATCTCCTTGTCTTTGTTTAGACAGAGGTGATAGGGATAGAACCACTGTAAGTCCTCCTCGGTGAAACCACGAATCTGCGAGCTTCCCTCATGGTGCTCCTCTCCAGCAGGGAGTGTTAAGCGAACGCCAGCCCCAAAGCCCTTTCCAAGAAATTCGTCACAAACGTTATTAGACGAGCAAGCATCCACAAAGCTCCCAAAGTTAAAATCGCATAGAGTATGCAGTAGAGTAGGAAACGCATCATATCCAAAACGAGGCGTGAACTCCAGTGCATAGCAACCTTCTTTGTTCACAACAGCGTTGACGTCGATTGGTCCGACGTATCGTGCTTCGCGTAGTGTATCTGTTAACTTTAGTAACAGTTGTTTCACCAAAGGATCGTAAGAGTCACACGACCAAACGACATTGCCGGCACATCCCTCAGAAGGGCCTAAGTCGTCGTTGAGTATCTTTTTGTTCTCCAAAGTATGATTAAAAAGACCCTCGACCCACTCAGAACCGTTGAACCATCCCTCGGTCGAGACTGCAACACCTTCAATAAACTCTTGAATAACAATCTCAGGCTCTTGCGAAGCAGCTTGCTGCTCACAGTTCTTAAGCATCGCTATTGCGTCTTCAACGGACGACGCAACGTAGGAGGGTACAACTCCACTGAGTTTTCCTTCTGGTTTGATAACCACCTTTCCAGAATCGTTTCTGCTCGCAAGGGTTTCAACAAGCTTAACTGCTTCGCCCCATGAGGTAGCTCGTTTTGATTTCGGCGTTTCGATTTCACAAACATGCATCACCTCCTCAGCCAACCCTCTATCTTCCTCAAGACGATCTGCGAAGCTAGAACCAGCAAAAGTACGAATTCCAGCGTCGCGCCAACTGTCAAGGAGAGATCCAAAGCCAATACACTCAGGGATGATGATTTGTCCAAATGCGTAAGTAAAATCATTATCGACTAAGCCTTTACCTACGTCTTTGAAACGAGGATCACGAACCCACATTCTGACAGAATGACCCTCAGCTTGTAGACGCAAGACAAAGCCAAGCCCTGAGCCATCTTCAATCAGAAGCAGAAAGCGACTCATTCACTAGTACCTCGCGTAGTGTTGTGTAGATACTAACACCGAGTTCTCGAGCTACATTCTGAGCCCAAGCTTCTTGCTGAGTTGCAGTCCACTTAGAGGCCATTTGCTCGATTGTCATATCAAGAGTGTAGACATGCGAGCCGTTGATGGCAATAAGAACAAGCTGATGATAAAGATGGTTCCAACCGACCTCATCTGACTCGAAGACAGAGATACCCTCACCAAGCGACTCACCAGTCCATCCAGGCATGATGAGATCTCCTGGATTGTGAGCTTTAGTTGGTATAGCGTCTGGAACGCCAAAGCCTTCGGCTTTAGCAATGGCTTGAGCGAGCTTCTCGATTGAAGGTGAGACTTGCATAGAGACCTCCTACTTGACGTGGACTAGAAGTGTAACTGGTCCAGCTCCAAGAGCTGACACGATTAAGCCTTCAAACCAATTCTCGAGGTTGTAGGTCTGAATCTCTCCACTAAGCGTGGTCTGAAACTGGGGCTTAATAATTGGTTTGTTATTCCTGTCTGTAATTGTTGCCATTGACATACCCTGTGCTCCAGCAATAGCTCCACCAACAACCTCAATAAACTTAATATAGACTTGAGGTTGGTAAATAGGAGTCGCTGCTGCGGTATCGATAAACCAAGATCGAGCTGAGATGTCGTTTGCCATTCGGTTATCCTTTCTAGCCGAAGGCTAGTTGTAGTTAAACTCTATATCACAGTCAATTCCAATTAAGTTATAAACTGACGTTGCAGCAGCAACAACCTGAACCTCAATCCACAGAGCAAGATCACTAAGTGTTCTATAAATCTGCTGAGCAGCAGGTAGTGTAACTGTCGTGACGTAAGGCTGCGCTGTAAAAGCGGTCGCTAGGCCATTAGCTCCACTTGCAAGGACAGAAGTCGTAACAGGAGCTAAACCGTTTAGGTACTGAGTCTGATCTACACGAGTAGTATGACCAGTCAGGTTTGCGGTACCTATTGAGTAGATTATATCATACTCGGTAAGCTTAAAGCCTTTTATTTTGAATGTAGTTCGAGGAGTGATCTGCTGACCAGTAGACATACCAGCCGACTGATCAGGTCGGTAGAACTGTTGCTGAGCCGAACCTGAGATTCCAGTTCCACCAAATTGCTCCTGCAAATCCTCGAAGAAGCCAAGTCTTCGAAGAATAGCTGTAGTCAAGTTAACAGCGTAATTTGTCGTATTAGCCGCAGCAGGATGATTAACAGTCCACTGACCAGCAGCAGTACGAGCAATGACACCTTGAGCAGCGACGTCCCAGACAATATCTCCCGGACCACAAAAAATCTCGCCATCGGTAAAGCCTAAGTCTTGTTGATATCTTCCCTCTGTGTGTGACATACTCTATGACCCTCCTGGGTCGCGCTTTCGCGTTTTCGCTAGTTCGAGTCTCATCTCTACAACCAAAAAACTTTGGTGCCTCGAAGTTCCCCTTATTCGCCAGCCCCTAGCGCAAAGGAGCGCATCGCGGAGTCCCCTCCGTCGAGGCACCAATCTTGTCAGAAAAAAGCCTCAGTATTGCGGCGAGTCGTCCGCAATGGGCTGTTTTAGAATCTCAGCAACTTCCATTTCCTGCTCTGCACTCTGCGACAAAGTGTCCTGGATGATGATATCTCTGTAAAAGGTTAATGGGTCGTCCCAACACTTTGGGCAGACAAGAATACCACGAGCCAGCCCAGGCTGACGTCTGAGCTGGCTGACATGGTAATCCTGCCCACAACGATCACAGAGATGCCACGGGTCGCCGTGAATCCCGGAATGGGCTTGGTTTGGCATTTAAGGCAATGTCACCGCCGTCCACGTCCCTGCTACGCAGGTGTAGACTGTAGATGTTGTCGTAGACGCCGCCGTGAAGAACCCTGTGTACGCAGTACAGGCACTTGTCGGAGCTACTGGACCCCAGTAGTTTACAATGGGATATGGAAGGTCCGTGATGTAAAAGCTCGTGACTGTTGTCGTATCACCCGCCGTGTAGGTAGCGAGGTTAATCGACATGAAAACAGCCAACGCTTGTGAAGGAAGAGCATAGCTCCCCGAAGCTGTACAGGTAATAGTCTGACCAACGTTTGCTAGAGCTCCTATAGTAGCTCCAGTTTGGACGTTGAACGTGCAAGCAGAGGGTACAGTCCCTGTGATGGTCCAGCTAACTATTCGAGTCCGATAGTTGTTGTTTTCAAACAAAGCCATATTAGCTTGGTTTGCTATTGGAGGGAAAATAAGCGTCCCAGGTGTAGCTGGTCCTATTCCAGCACCCCCTGAGAAGTTAGCCGACGAAGTGAATACGGCTGGACTATTTAGCGAACAACTTGGCGTCGAGCTCGAGCTCAGTGTACAAATCGTAGCGTTGATGGTCTGAAGAGTCTCAGTTGCAGTTGCACCACCATTAGCAGAAACCCCCATCCTCCAACCAACTTCGTTGCTGGTTCCGACACAAATTGGAGGATAAATCGTCACTGTTGAGGTTGTGCCGGTCGTAGTGATGACCGAAGTCGCGGCTGTGTCTACCGACTGAGGTGTCTCAGTGTTCGAAGAAGAGAAACAAGTCACTGAGATTCTATAGGAGCCTGCGGCTACTGCACCTCCAGTAGCCGAGGTCGAAGCTCCAGTAGCTGTTGAGGTAGAGAAGTTCTGCCCCACCAAGACAGCCGCAGGAGCTAATGCAATATTCTCAGTGAACTGCGTGGTGAGTGTCTGCTGAGCCGAAGCCTGAAGAGCAAAGCTCAGCAGAAAGCAAAGTAAAACGAAACTAAGTAGTCTTTTCACCTTTCGTAATCTCCTTTAACTGAGCGAATTGCTCGTCTGTTAAGCCAAGAAGTTTAGCTATATCCGTTTCACGAGAAAACTCTCGTTTCTCTGCAAGAGCTTCTCGAGCCTTCGACATATCTCGATGAACTCCACGAAGTGCTTCTGGACCAAGATGTCGACCAGCAGAAAGAGCGACTAACTGTTTCTCAGTAGGTCTTCCACCACAAGTCCAACAAATATATCTTCGAACTTTGCCATTCTCGTGAGGAAAACTTGACTCATCCAACTCCTTCTTACAAAGTCTACAAAGATATGTCATAGGTGTAGTGACTCCTACACCTAGTATAGCAT